GCGCACGCGGAATATTCAGGTCCGGTAACGGTATGCGGTACACCTAATAGGTGCAGTGTTGTTTTTTCGTTGGTGGTGGTTGTCGTCATATCAGTTATATCTATTCAGATTTTAAAAGCTCGTCTAGCTTGGCTTCGAATTTTTCGATAGTCGGAATTCGATTTGGCCAGTAGATGTAATCTTTCTCGCTATTTTTCTTGAGGTTTTCGAGTAATGGTTGAATCATCTCGCGCATCGCTTGTAATTTAGGGCGCTCGACTTTTTCTTGTTCTTCATTAATCTTCGTTGAAAGCTCGTCGAAATCGACAGCTGTAAAGCCGAAGTCAAATGGTTCTTCGTTGGGGTCTAAATTCATTGCTTGATGTTATCTATTTTTGTTAAAAACTGTTGCACCCGTCCGGGCGATAAAATACCAGCTTCTGTGTAGGATTTATCGTCTTGGGACACGACAAGCAACGGCATATATTCAACTTGATGCCCGATTGCTTTGAGCTGTTTAATAAATTCCCAAATCTCCATAGGGTTGTCATCGAGTCGCTTGATCGATAAATCCATATCGTAAAAACTGCACCAGAATTCGAGTGCTTTGATATATTTGTCACACCCTGAACAGCTAATATCTAGCAGAAGTATTACTTTGGTTTTCATCATTTCACACTTACTTATGAAAGCATCAACACCGTGAATATTACAGACAGCACTGTAATCGTTGTGCAGGCAATGAGCACACCGATAAAAATACATCGAAATGTAATGCTTTTCTTGTAGTGCTGTTCGAGAGATTTTACAGATTCTGCTAATTTCGAAACAACATCTTCAAGACTATGTTGCTTCTTCATTTTCCGGAATAATATTATGCAGGGGCCACTCGTTTGGTTTTAAGTTGTTTGACCATGGCGTGAAGATATTCTCCTCGCCAGTGCAGAATCCGCCGAAACTACGCACGGCGTTAAAAATCGCCATTCTTCGCCAGTGTCTTACAGGCACCGGATGTAGTTCCATTGCACGCAGTAAAACATGGTCTGCCTGCAATCTCTCTTCGTCGGTTAATTTACGCGAATAAAGGTAATCATGAACAACCGCGGGTCCATTTGAATTAAGCACCTTTGGCACGAATTCGCGAACGTACCAAGGCACTGAATAAAAGTTAGTGATGAATCCAACGGGCACAGTGACTTCGAGATTTTTTTCTTCATCCCGGAAGATGAATTCTTTTTCAACTCGGAAGTAACCATAGCCCCACTCCGAAACGACTAATTCGTTAGGGAATGCTTCATTTACATGTGCGGAGACGTCACCATTTATGATTGCCATAGATCTATTTATAGATCCTCACATTCATATACATTGGAGCTTTCCGGATCATACGGCGCATTGTCGCCCGATCTTTAACGTAAACATCAATCACCATAGTTTTTCCACGCGATGCTTTGCGCGAATTTACGTGAGGTCCACGGTCTTGAACCTCAAACACTCCGTCTCCGAGACCGGCTTTTTTGAGTTCGGGGATTTCAACCTTGGTGCCAAATGGGATTTTTCTTTCCGCCGCTACAGTCACGCCTTCTTTAGCGTGCCTAACTTTTTGCCATGCTACACGCGAGCCCCACCGCTTATCCTCTGCCGCAGTGTAATACGTCACGCGAGCTTTAACGGTGTCATAATTTTTGTTGTGTGCTTTATAATTCTTCCCGATAAGCGGAAGGAACCCAAACATAAGTGCTATCGTCTGTGTTATCATTGTCTGTTATTTTTGGGGGTTTTAGTTCTGAGTATGTCCGAAGTTTACGAGGAACGCTAACTTCCAACACTTGACAGTTTTGCCGCAAGCCCGTCAACTTATGTGGATACAAATGACGCTTGTCGTGGCAAACACTAGGACTATATATGACCTTTGCCAATGAGTAATTTAAGATCGCCTCGATCTGCACCTGCTCGTTGAGAATATCTTCATAGAGTGCATTATCGCGGGCTAACCAGTATTCTAATCCTTCCATGCGTGGTGTGTGAGGTCCTGCAATACATTTGGGAGGCGTGTGAGTTACCAGTACATCCACAGGTTGCTTGACTTTCGATAAGTCAAAATCGATTCCATTGCAGTGTTTTGTTTCCTTTCGATCAACTGCGATGCCACCACCGATAACTTGAATAACAGTTGAACCCCATTGGATTAACGAATAATCAGGCAGAAATTTAACGTGATCGTAATTATAACGATTTGGTTTGAACAACTTAATATCATCGTGAGGTCCGCGCACAACGAGCAATGTTACATTTCGTTTTGAAAGGTAAAAGTTCAGTTGTTTTATCGCGAGGCTTGTGGTCAGACCGATCCCTCCGACAAAAATAATCGTTGCGCCATCATCAATTTCTTCAGGGACCAGAAAGTCTCTTACATCGGAGTAATAATGGTTGAGGATATACAAGTCATTTGCTTTGTCACAGATGTGTGTTGTTGGTGTCGTCATAAAACTCTAATCCTTTGACATAGTTGAACCCGGTGTAGGTTTCATTTTGTCAAGCAGTGGTGGTGTTTTGTATTTACCGCCTTCTGGATAAGGTGCGACCATATCAAGTCGCGAAGTGTTTTCTGAGATACGCTCGGTGAAGCGCATATACATGGCACGGTTGTAATCGTCTCGCGCCCAGAGTTTATCAGTCTCGTATGTCACATCTTTAATACGTGCATCAAATTCAAGTTGGCGAGTTTCAACTTTAGCTAGTCTGTTTGTCTGGTCGACCATCGTCTCGCCTAAGTCCTTTGCCTTTTTGCCGAATTCTTTATCGATTTGGCTGAACATCTCGTTGTATCGTTCGTGCACATGTTTATTGCTGGCACGCATTTCATCAATGTCTCCTCGCAAAGGCGCAATAGTGAGGTTCAGGAGAACATTAAAAAGAGCGAGCGAAACCGAAGCAACTGCGATCATTGTGCCAACAAAAGATTTTACATTAGGTTTGTTATCCTCGATTGTTTGCCGAAGTTGGATTATCGAATCATTTAGGTCTTCGATTCCCTTCTGCATATTCTCGAGCAAAGTCTCGTGCTTGGCAATTTTATCGCTATCGCCTTTAGTGAAAGGCAACTCGTGCTTGTTGATTTCGTCGCTCATAATTAGGGGTATTTATACGTCAATGTTATTGTAACGACCAGAGTTCTTTTTGATCTGCGATAAGCGATCTTTCCAACCGTCGGAACATTTTTGAATAGGGTGCCCTTTTAAATCGAACACCACATTCGAAGAGGTGACACACCGCTTTACTGAATTCTCTGCCTTACAATGTGGGCATGGTTCAGAAAGCGGCACATCACGGTCAGCCATCGGGTAGATAGCTTCCCAGATTTTTTCACAACTAGTACATTTGTAGTCGTAAGTCATTGCATTATTGTTGGTTAATCATGCTATCCGGCAAAGCGGTTGCTGCGATTTCTGGAAGCAGACCGGGATACAACATGTGAAGAACCTTATCCTTTGCTGCGATCATGATTTTAGCATTCGCTTCGTCGAGATTTTCCAAAGTGTATTCAAATAATGCTAAACATTGGTGAGCATCTTCGATAACTTCAGGTGAAGGCAACATTGTCATTGCCATTGTTCGCGCCATAGCCTCTTCCCAGTTATTAGTGTTTTCCTCAGCAGGTGTGTGCTCAGTAAACCCGAGAGGAATACGTGGAGTGATAGCTTGGCTAAACGCAACTTCGAGGATCGCACGAAGAGTTGGTGTCATTGCTTCTTGCAAAACTTTAACGCCTTGCTCAAAATCAACAGGCTTAGAGAAAAAGCTCAATGTTGCGTGTAATCCAGTAAGAGGTAATAGGGCTTGTTGTTCTGCAGGAGACAACTCGCGATCAGTTCTTTCGCTTACTGGAGGTTCTTCTTTAACTTCAATCTTTTCAGGTGCCGCAGCTTTCTTTGTTGCTTTTTTCGCAGCAGTTTTCTTGGTGGTCGTTTTCTTTTTAAGTGCCATAATGGTATGTGTGTTGTGTGTAAGTTTATTTATCAGCAGGGAAAAAGTCATTAGCGCAGCCAATAAGTTCTCCCATTTGGTTTTTGATTAGATAGTTTAAAACATTCTGAGTTTTTGCCTTTTCTAAAGCTTCAGTGTATGCTGTATCTATACGCTGTTTAACTTCTTCCGGGATTTGAGTCAAATCAATCAGAGTTTTGTTTCGCAGGTATTTATCGAAGGTTTCTTCGCCCATTTCAGTTTCAAGCGCTTTCTCTCCGCCAGCTTCCCATGCTTCAAACCATTGCTTGATACGTTTCTTCATGAGGCGTTTTTGCTTGAGATCTTCACGGACAAAAACATCATCCTCCGAAAGAACATTCGGAATACCGTCAGCAGTATCTCCGCGGACAATATGCTCAAAGATATACTCGTGAGGAGAACATTTCAGTGTCAGCATTCTACGTTGAATCGGTGAGTATTGCTCAACGTTGCCGTATTTTTGCAACTGCATGAAGTCTTTATCACCTGAGATTATCATCACCTTTTCGTAGTTGCCAAATGTTTGTGTTTGTTCTACGAGATACGCGATAATATCATCAGCCTCTGCACCATAAGTTTTCACTACAGGATAAGGGAAGTTCTCAGTGATTTCGTCTGTTATTTCGTTAAGGTCCGAATAGATTTGGTCCCAATCAATATCAGACTCCTCTCGTCCAGTGGCTCGGCTGGCTTTGTAATATTTGTTAGCGTCCTTTCTCCACGAGTGATGGTCTAATGCGAGCACCATCTGCCCGTAATCCTTACGCCATTTTAGGTTGTGCATTCTCAGGGAATTGAGAATCATGTGACGTATATAGCTCTTCTCCGCTCCATGAGATTTCATCGAAGCGAACACTGTTGCCATTGCTATGGCTGAAAAATCTACAATAATCATTTGGTTGTTTGGTATGTGTTGTTGTGGTAATGTACGATGCGGAAGGTCTTGTATTGATAAACTGCCTTAATGTCGAAGTATTTATCAAGGTCTATCGGGAAATATGTATCGCAGTTATATTCGCCCGGAATCTCAGAAACGACTATCTCATCAAGCCAAGGCAGAAACGACTCATACGTTTTAGCTCCACCAATGACATAAGTAAGACCATTAGGTTGATTTTCAAGGAATTCGCCGATGTCGTGATAATGCGCATCATATTCACCTGCGAGGTTATCAGAAGCACTAATAACAATATTCCGTCGGTTTGGCAACGGTTTGCAATTAAGTGACTCCCATGTCTTCCGTCCCATAACCACGTTATGTCCGGTTGTTGTAACTCTGAAGTGGCTCATATCTTCTTTGTGGCTCCAAGGGAGTTTGCCCTTTCGGCCAATCCCGTGGAAAGCATCCATCGCGACAATCGCTTTCAGTCTGTTGTTGTATACTATGTTTGTCATAAAAGGTGGTAAATAAAAAGTAAAGCGCTAGTATAGCATTACGCTTTGTTGGTGGCAACGTCATAACCCATGCTTCTATTGCTGGTTCGAGCAACATGAAGAGAGTTTTTCCAATAGAAGGTTTTTTTCCTTCAGGTGTTTGTGGTTGATTCTGCATTGGATTATTCCGTTTAAGTAATCGTCTCTAAGCAAGACGTTTCGTTGCATTTGTTCAAAAACTTCCATATATGATAGTTCGCCCAAAGAATAGCAAATGTGAAGTATTGTACGTTTAAAATAGTCAAGTCCATGTTCTTCTTTTAGTGCTAAGGTTGCGTCACTAGATCCGACATATTCTTCCCAATTGCTTGGCTCGTAACTAATTCGTTTTCGTTTTTTGCCTTTCAGAGGTTTTCGTGTTACTTTTCTCTTGAATTTTTTCTTGCCGATGTACTTCAGATTGTCCGGCGTTTCGATCAAGTAAACAAATCCAACTGCTCCGTCGGGAACGTTGTCCTCTGTGAATTTTTTGTCTTGGTAGTACCATGTCATTCTAGTATTATCTATACGACATTATACACCGAATTTTAGGGTTTGCACACTATAAAATAAAAGACCGGAACCTTTGCAGGTCCCGGCCGGATTATGTTCGTTAATTAACTGAGAAACAGATTAGAAGTTCCATTGAAGGGAAACTCCGTATGACCAGTCGTCAACGTTGTCGTAAGTGTCGAAATCAGCGTGCGTGTAACGAGCTCCAACTTCAAGCGCCATGTTGTCAGTGAGGATAAATCCAACACCAGTTTTGCCTTGAACAAGGAATGCCCACTCACACTTGGTTGCTGTGTCGGGACCATCTGCATACGCAGCGCCGATACCACCGTCGAGGTAAAGGTAAATGTTCTCGAAGTCAGCGAATTTGTAAAGAAGACCAGCATTCACAGTAAGTTGTGTTTGGTTCTCGTCTCCGTTAGCAAATGCAACGCCTTCACCGTAAAGTCTCCAAGCGAGAGTTTCAGACATAGGCATTGTGATTCCGAGTTGCATTGAGTATGCTTCAGTTTCAGTTCCGTTTCCACGGTCGAGGTATTCTGCACCCATTCCGAAGTATGGAAGCATTACGTTTTCTGGCTCAACGATGGTCTTGGCATCTTTTTCAGATGTTGTGATTCCTGCAAATACAGAAGTAAGACCAAGTCCGAATGCTGCGATTGTAGCTAGTAGTGTTTTTTTCATAGTTGTGTTATGTTATGTGTGTTTATGTATTTATAGTGTAAAATAAAAATTAAAATGCGCTATTAAAGGCGTCTCTTGCAAGGAATAAAAATGCGCCTTGACTAGTCTTCCACATCAAGCTGTCGTTTCCAACGGTAACTTCGATCGGTATGTTATGCAGGGTTCCTTTGTAATCCACTGCGACAAGACCATTGTATGTGTTGCCTTCAGCTCGAATCACCGTAACGCTATCAACCTTTAGGTGAAATTTCTGAAATTTAGGATCATTGTCAAAGGTATCTTGCATTGAGATCGTCACCATTTCCTCAATGTCTTTCTTAGATTTTCCACAGCTTGTAAGGAGCGTGGAAAGTAAGAGACCGGTAAAGAGCAACAGCGCTGTTTTTTGTAGGGTTTTTGTCATATTAGGTTGTGTTGTGGTATTTATCATTTCGAAAAGAGTAGAACGACTTCGAATACATCTTTCCATTTTTGCATGATGATTCTTTCATCATAGAGTGTTGTTAACGAGAATTTCTGACAACTCATAAGATCAAGTTTGTCAAGAGTCATGGCTAAGAAATCGTTTTCGTGTAACAGAATATCACTTCCCTGTTTTGTCAATTTATAACTGGTGCCATCATGCGGTGCGTATGCGTAGACAGTTCCCTTGCCTTTGTTGAGTATATCGAATATGTCTTCCGGTTGTAAAACTTGAGCCGGCACATCCTCGTTGCCGAAGTCCCGATATTGTTGCAACCACACACGGATAGTGCGAGAATCTCGAGACAAGCGGACACGACTGCCCTGTAAATGGTATTGGTGGTATGACATGAGAGTATTTATTATTCGGCTTTTTCAGCGTCTTCACCGCAAAACGGGCAGACAACAATAGTTTGTTCTTCTTCAGTGTAGTCGGAGGTATCAAGTTCTTCAACACCCATTTCGTAAACGTGGGCGCACTCGTCCCATTCGACGGTGAAGTTGACTCGGCATGCTGGGCAGTATTTGGTATCGATCATTGTTTTAGGTTACATGAAAGTTGATAGCGGAAACTGTGATTTCTTCTCCGCTTGATGTGTTTGCATTGTATATTGGAATATTTTTAAATTCACCAGCTTGATGTACATTGGTCACTCTCACCGTTTCACCAGTGTCTTCACGAATCACGGAATACACCGCGAAAGGGTCTGGTTTCTCGAGCATTGGGTAACAACTAACATCTTCAGATAAAACTTCGAGAGGGTCAAGGTCGTATGCTTCCGCAATAACCATTAACACTTCGTCGTCAGAAAGCCCTGATTCTTCTTTGAGCAAGAAAAGCGCTGCGGCGTAGTTGGTCAGAATCGAACGTCCGATGATCGGAACCTTTTGAAGAATTCTCCGGAGGTTAAACGCGATACGATGTAGTGGAGTGTAAGCTCGTTTTTCTGCGGTTGTCTCGGCTGATTTGATTCCGTGACCGTCCGCGTCGATAAGACCAAGTTTAAACGCTTTGGTTTTCGTGTAAGGCATGGTCATGAGACGCAGAAGACGCAACGCGTAAACCGTGTCAGTGCCTCGAAGTAATGAACCTAATATACTCATGCCTGTATTTATTTAGATTTACGGATCAGCTTTGCCTCAGAATCGCGACGTGCAAGCAGTCCGTTCAGTCCTTTGTGATACCATAAGCGCTTCATTGCCACGACTTCATCAGCAATGTAATCATAAAGCTTAGGCAATTCAGGGTGTTGTGCCACGATAGCATCATGAATTCGTTTCATTTCCGCACGTGTTGCTCCACGCAATGAACCACCTCGGTTGAATACGATCGAGACCAACGCTCCGAAACATAAAGGATTAAGATCTTCACTTCCGGGGAAAGCTTTCTTGGTCTGAGCAATGTAGTTAGGGAGTGTCACTTTAACGAACACCTCACGAGCAACGTCATAAGGAATTTCAATGTCCTTCATGTGACGGACAGCATTGCGAGCATCTGTGCGTTTCTTGCCGGCGACATCTACTAAACGCTCGAGAACCTCTTTCGAAACGTAAGGTCCCCAATCTTTCGCGATTTTAGTGCGTGATGCGTAGCCAAGGTCGTAACCAACCCCGATTGTAACACCGGATGCTCCACCCGGATACGTAGGCTTTTTGAGGTACCGATCGTAATAACACTTATCTGAAATCTCGTAACTCAAAATCAGAGCAACTGCTTCCTTAGGGATACCAGTGAGCACCAATGTTGGATCCGGATGTTTTGAACCGGGACCTACGTGCTTAGCAGCGGTTTTATGCAACCACTTCTTCAATTCCTTTGTTTTCTCAGGGTGACCGTGTGGAAGTGTACAATCCTCAGGAGTTTTCCTTTTCTCCTCGCATTTAGGACATTTGCAATTAGAATGCGCTTCTACAACCTTAACTTCAGGTTGTTGTTTCGCTTTGTTGCGTCGTCCAAACCAGTCACGGGTGCCAGATCCGTCGCCGTGTCGTTTTTTAAATATGTTGTGTAAAAAGCTCATATCAGTTCTATCTATACTTCTTTTAAGTCAGCAATGAAAAACTTCTTACCGCACTCGGTAACAATGTGATTTGTCTTACATTCGGCGACCGTGTAAATATTCTCGTCGCCGTCCGTCTTCTCGGTTTGAACCTTAGCGCCTTTCTGGAAAATCTCTTTTGCAAGGTAAGCGCTACGTTTTTCCTCAAGGTCATCTTTGGTCGATTCGAATTTAACTCCAAAGTGAAAAGATTCTTTAATCCCGAGTCCTTCACGCACCTTAACGAATAACGCACGTCCATCCTTGAACCCAGCAGGCAACACTCGCTTAAACGATTCGTAATCACCTTCAACCGCAAAGTTGCGTAGGTCAGTGCCAGAGACGCCTTTAGTTCTTGCGCCGGAAGGCACAACTTTTAAGGTCTCGAAGTTATAATATTTGGAAGGGTCCTTAACTTCAACACCGTTATATTTGCTAAGAAGTTTAGTGAATTCTCCGACGCGATCAGCTCCGACAACGAAATACACCGCGCCATAGCCATTCTTATAAGCGTTAGCAAGAATAGTAAATGCTGTATTCATTTTTGGGTCCTCCGAAATGCGTCTTGCATGATGCGGGAACATCTTGCGCATAAACTTTACCTTGTCTTTGAACTTCAACGGATTTTTGGGTCCTTTTTCGTTCGGTGAAGGGTAAATCATATAATCGTTACCACCAGCGACACTCGCGAGATAGTCAAGCATTTCGCCATGTCCTTTAGTTGGTGGATTGAACCGGCCAAACGTAAAGTATAACGTCTTCGGTTTTTGAGATTCAAGGAAACTTGAGAAACTTTTCATATTTTTAGTATTTATTGGTATTAGTGCCAAGCTTTGAGAATATCCGGGCTAAAGTTATTGTGGCTAAATTCAAGGCGGTCAACTAGTTTAAGCATACTCCCTCCATGAGCTTTGTCATAAACAACAAAACCTTCGTGACCAACATACTCAAACCCGTTAGTTGTGCGAACAAGTGTTTTGATTTTAGACACGTCGTTCATGTGTTTCATCACCTCCAGCTTAATGTCAACGAGTTTTTTCTGTAACTCATAGATCAATATTAGGTTCTTCCGGTTCTCAGAAGAGAAAAACTCCATAATCTTGTCACGTCGTTCCATGGCTGATTTTTTGCCTCGCTCGGATTTTTTCGATTCGTAATCCTTCTGAAACTTTGCCTCAAACCAGTCAAGCAACCCTTTAATATGCTTAGTTGGATCGTTGATGAATTCACCTTGCCTCACCTTTGAGTTGTTGTATGTTTCCAAAGTTGAAGCGAATTTCGGGTTTTTCATCAGAACATCCAATGTGTTCTTACCGATCTGCTTTACGATTTTTTCAGCATCTTTAAGGTCTTTCTTAAACTGCTTAACTTGTTCAGGCGTTAATAGAATCTCACCGGACAAATCTTTGATATGTGCTTGTTGCATCCATATCTTTGAAGATTTTTTGAGGTAATCAATATCAGCAGTTGGTCCGGGTTTCAACTCAGCGAGCGAAGGACCGGAATATGTTGTGTGCCACACGACGCCAACTTCAGCTGCGAGAATATCTTTGCCCATCGGAGAATCTATTGGCACAGCGTAAACGATTGTGTTAGGCTGGAACGTCACCATAGCCACACCATCGATTGTTTTTACTTTGAGGTCAGACTTAGTGAAAAGGAAATCTCCATGCAGCACGTTACGGATTCCAAGTTCAGCAAACCGATCAAGCGCAACGTGCAGTTTGGCATTCAAATCACCAGAGGTATCATCATCAATATCTTGGTGAGTTTTGTAAACTTTAGGAACCTTGTTGAATAAGCTTTTCTTTGCAACAAAGAATTCACCATCATCAGGGTCGATTCCACAGAAAACTGCCGGAGCTCCGTCAAATTTAAGGTTGACGTCAATATCATTTGCTCGAGATTTGCCACTCAGTGAATCAATAATCGCTCCAAGCGATTCGATAGCATCCATTGCACCTTTGGCTCCATGATAAAGGATAACGTCCTCGATATGTGTTAGGTGACCGGCCGATTCTGCAAGCATTGTAGGTGTAGAATATCTCATTACACCTATTTATTGAAACTTAAAGAAAGTCTTTTAATTTTTTCGT